TCATATGCTCTAGGACTTCCACCTTCACCAGCAAGTTCCATAATCCCATTAATTGCCTCTTGCCCCTTCTCAATCAATGAATATAGATTTGCTCTTGTATATTCGTAGTCCTTTCTAATATCATCAGGTTTTGATGGTACAATATCAATCTTTTCTATAGATTTATCTACCTCAACTATGCTACTCTCGATATTGAGTGCCTTATCAATATCTTCATAATTATTGTTCATAAGTTATCAAATATCAGTCTGTTGTGTTGGACTATAAATTTTAGAGTCATTGAAAAACTCCCAGTTCTCATTGAATCCAAAGTCATCATCTGGTCCAGCATCGATGGGATCTGGAGTTACTGTGTATCTCATTTCACGTTTAGCAGTTGTTGTATCTGTATCAGCATACAGATCAACCTGAACCTTACGAATAAGACCATCTGTGCTATCGGCAATAGGACCAAACAGATATGTCTTTGCCGTAAATTGTAAAGTATATATTAGGGATCTTCTTGTGGAAAAATCTCCTTCATAATCATCTTGAAAAGATACTGAATCTAAAACAATTGGAATATCCTTCTTTTCCCCAATTGAATCAATCAAATCTACTGTTAAATTGAATGATGGTTGAAAGTATGGAAGAATTTGCTCAACAATCTGTAAAGCATCATCATTTAATTTTGTTAAGATATTAAGTTCAAATCCAATGTTATATGGAACAGGCATAAAGACCTTTTTTAAATTGGTCCCATCTGATGCCTTAAAGGTTTGAGTGACTCCTGCCTTTCTTGTTGAATCGTATTGAATAGAATTCATCTCAAATGACATTCTAGGTAATGTAATTTGAATTGGTTTATTTAACTCAGGTTGCTGTTCAATTCTTGCCAAAAACTTTTGCATTGGACCATATGCCAATGGAACTCTCATATCACTGATTACACCATCATTAGAATTTTGATGCTGAATATGAATTTCATTAAAAACTGTTCCGAAAGCAATAATTGTTTTTCTTATAATTTGATGATAATAGTAAGTTCCTAACATTAATAATTACCAAACGGATTTGATTCTGAAAAATCTATGATAAGATCTGCTTCTGTTTCGATTTCATCATTTTCTTGGTATTTATCATGCAATGAAGTCATATTGTGTCGTTTAATTGAATAACTTGCGGAAGATGTAGATCCTACAACAAGTTCTCCAGGATAGAATTGACCATTATTGATCGATATTTCTAAAATATTAGTATCTTTATCCCAAGATTTAACTCGTGCAACAGTTCCCGATATAGATCCAATTATCTCTTCATTGAAAATATAATTGCCAGTACCAGAAATAATCGGAGGAGCCGCTATTGTAATCGTTGGTGCTATAGTAAATCCTACTCCAGCATTTGATAGGTATATTTGGGAAATATTTGTACCTTGAAGAGTTGCAAATGCCGATGCCGCAATTCCTGGTCCAGTAGTTGGAGAACTAATTGAAACAATTGGTGGAACTGCATACCCAGTCCCACTATTCCCAATACTAATAATTCTTATACCATTATATGCAGTTTGTATTCCACAAGTTGCAGCTGCTCCAGATCCACCACCACCACTGATCACAATTGATGGAGTAATAGAATATCCGGCACCAGCATTTGTTAGCACAATATCTCTAATAGAGTAGACTCCACCAACACTCGTTGTAATAGCAACAGCACTTGCATTAATTCCACCAGCTGGAGCAGTGGATATTGCAACAGAAGGTATTGAAGTATATCCATAACCATCATTCGTCAAATAAACCTTTTGAACATATCCAGTAGATAGTGTAGATGATGCAGTTGCGGTAGAACCTATTGATACCAACTCTAAAGATGTAATATACCCCTGATTCTGCAATGTTTGGTCAACTTCGTCAATAGTTGTATCAAGAACTTCATCTTCATATTCGAAGAGTTCGCATTTTAATTCATAAACATAAGTTTTACCTAACTGATAAAATGGTTGCTCATGCTCAACAAATTTAATCTCAAATAATCTTCTACCTAAAGGAAAGTATACAATATCACCTTCTCTTGGACGAGATGCCAACACAATTTCATCATCATCCATTGCTTCTAGGAATGGGGATATAAAATCTTCAAATCTTTCTTTTGAAATGATTAATGTAAGTTCATCCTTTAAATTCATTCCAAATTTTGTTAAGATATCTCCAGATCCACTATAACCTTCATAATTTGAAACATATGCTTCAAGAGAAAAATTGTCATCAAATTTTGATGAGGTTACTTCTTTTAATATAGTTTCCTTCCTTACAAATTTTCTTGGAATGTATGTAACTTCTACTCCATATATTTTCAATTGCTCGTTTATGAGTTCTTGAATTAATCTTTGTTCGTTTGATGAACCTTGTAGGAAAAAGGGATTAAGTGCCATAATTATGCAATAAAATCATAAGGGGGTAATTCATATTCAAGTACCATTCTTTGCTTAATATCTTCCAATTCTTTTTCGGCATCTTCATATATTTCTCTACCATTTAATTCGACTCCACCAGGAAGTTTAACTCCTCTAAATTTAATTAGATTCTGTCCCCACTGTTTTTTAATTAGTGCAGTAAGGTATTTTTTAATAAAACTATCGTTATAAACATTGGTAAATGTATTTGGATCAAGTATTCTATAGCAATCAATGACAATATATTGATCTGCTTTTTGCGATGCCCAATCAAGATCCAAATACAATCTATTTTGTCTTTTATTAAATCTAAGCTGCTTATCTGTAGTCAACAGAAAATCAATATCCTCAAGATATGATTTAACCATAGCATATTGTAGAAGTTCAACTGAGTTAAAATAATATAAATCATTTAAAAACAGTTGATATTTAATACTGAACATTCCACCAGAAATAGAACTAGTATCAAATTTAAAGATTTTTTCAATACCTATAACTGAATCTGGCACTTGGATATAATTTGAAGTCTCATAAAAATTATATGTTACTGTTCCAATACCAGCAACATTTGATGTTGCTGTCGTTGTAGTTACACCAACTCCGTCACTATTTCTACCCCTTCCTCTATTAATATCCTCTTGAGTAATCTTGTACTTTAAATACATTCTTTCAACACCATCAAAATGCCTTTCCTGGAAGTACTGAAGGGCATCATCAACTAAGTCATCTATCTGGTCATCATCAACGTTAATTTCCAATACAGGGGCACCTAAGCGTCTTAGGCAATAATCTATTAGTCCTTGTCTACTTGAGGGTTTTGCCATTAGTATGTTCCTCCATCTATTGATCTAGACCAGGTTGGTACACCGGAATTGTCTGTTGTAAGTATATAGTTAGTATAATTAATTGCAGAACTTGTTGAACCAGTAGAAACCATAAGACCAGAGGAATTGAAATATGCAACTCCCCCATTGTTATATGGTCCATAATAAAAAGAACCAGAAACAGTTGCGATTCCAGTTATATTTGCATTTCTGGCAGTAAATTCATCAAATTTTAAATCATTTTTTATATAAAGGTTGCCACCAATGTAAACGTCATTAGTAAAAGTTGCTATTCCAACAAATGTGGATATTCCGCTCACATACAATTGGGTGGAATTTACATACCCACCAATTACATTTATTGCATTTATTGCATTTTCAGAAAATGCATTTCCACCAGAAACACTTGAAAGTATCTTTACCGAATTTTGTTGGCCAACTCTTACTTTTATTGAATTTTGTTGACTATCTTTTACCCGTATATCGGACATTATCTAGTAACTCCTTCCCTTACTAGAACCATTCCTTCAACTACTCTTGTCTTAACTCCATAATTATCACTAACTACTATATCATATACATATCTACCTGCTTTCAATGGTAATGTATCTTGTGATGATAAAGTTAAGTATATTTGACCTGAAGTTGGTGGACTGGTTATGGTAGTACCAAAACTTACCGAAGTTGAACTACCAGACCATTTTCTAAATTGAGCATTAACACCATATCCTGTTAAATTTAATGCAGAATTGCTGTCAGTACCCTCCAAGGTAAAAGACTGTGAAAAATCTGCACCAGAATTTATTACTAGATTAGTGACATATACTGCTGCCATTTAACCATTTTTAAGATCTACTTTCTATTTATGTTTACAAAGAATCAATAACTGATAATACTTCTTGCTGTTTTAAATATAATTTGCAGTATAATTTTGCAAATTCTTTTAATTCATCTTCATTTAAATCATCTATCACCCTAGAATGTTTTTCATATTCAAAAAGTTTATCAATACTATCTAAATTAATACTACTTGGATCCATTTAGTAACTCCTTAAGAAGGTTCTTAATTTCATCAATATCTCTTCTCATTTCAGTCAATTCTCTTTTTTGAGAATCTCTAATAGACAATGAGTTTAAATATTGGTTATATGCGGCAGAATCACAATTTACAATTGCTCCTGACCTTTCATCTCTATAAAGATTCTGATGTCCCTCTACTCTTATCATCTTACCGCAATTGTTCTGAGTTCTTTAATTCTTGGTGGATATGCCTGGTTAGTTCCAGACATTACAATCTTAATAGTATATCCACTAAACAAATCAAGATTATCAGCACTAAATTGATATTCTAAGAATTGATTATCAAGACTTGGTGATACAAATGTATCTGGTAACCCACTATTTTTTGATCTGTCTAAAACTTTATATCCTTCAGTAGTTGTATATGTCAAATTATCGTATCCAGGGAATAATTCAAATGATTGATCAACTTCACTGGAATCTGGTCTAATTAAACTATAAAGAACTCTGAAATCCGCAGAAGAATGTCTATATGCAGATAGAATAACCTTTAGTGTAGTGGCTGGTTGAGATAAATTGACTGTATTTGAAACATATACTGCAGAATGTGGATCATTTATTATTGAGTTAACTCTATTATCTGATGCATAATCTGAAATTGGATTGTTTAAACGACTGGAAATAAATTCAGTAAAAGCATTATTTAAGTAAATAATTGGGGATAGATTGCTATCTGAAGTACTGAGTGTTATACCAGTAGTAAATGATTTATTTCTTGGTAAATTGTCAAGATACTCAGTTTCATTTTCCTTGGAGCATACTAGTCTTACTGTTCTTAAAGGATTTAACGAATTTAGTTGAATTGGTTGGAACCCATTATCAAGGAATGATGTTTCATTACCACCAACACTAGTTCCAGAAGTAGTTCTAACTATGGCAGTAGTAGAAGTAGAAGATCCTGGAGTGATGATATCATAATAAGGAACTATTGAACTATATTGAATATTTTCTGTTGCAAGTACTTTAGAACCTCCTAGATTTGTCTCTGAAATAAATGACAATTGTGGCATACCTGATGGTGTTCCATCAGAACTTCTATTAACTCCATTTGAAGTCCTATCAATTTCGATATAATATCCATCTAGTCCGATATCCAGATCACTAATATCGTGAGTTTTATTAATTCTTCTTAAAGAAACTCCATTTAATTCATACTTATACACTAAACTATTGATATCGTGTGGAACTATAATTGTCGAATCAATTCCCCTACCACTAGCAGCAATTGTTAAAGTTCCATTTCCAACACTGGTATATGAAATAATTTCATTTTCAATTTTTATATATCCAGGATTATTGGAACTTACAGATATTCCTTCAAAAATTCCAAAGTTTGAAGTATTTCCAATACTAATAGTTGACACTTCTTGTGAGGTTAAAGTTGCAGAAAGAGTAGTTGGTGCAGTGCCAGATTCAACATCTTTAATTGCAAGTTTATTGGTATTTCCATACATTCCATGATCAAAATGATCAACTCTAACAAAGTTGCCAGAATATTGATTACCAGAACTTGAAGAACTTCTAATAAAAGTACTTCCAAGAGATACTAATGTGTTTGAATCGTTATAGTAACTCAATCCAGCACCAACCGTAAAGGATTCTCCCTGAACATTTGATAGGTATAAAGTATCGAGACTATTTCCAATTGCATTGATAGTAATTCTTGCATCCTTTCCAGTATTGCTTGAGACTGAAGAAGTTACTATTCCAACCACATCCCCAATAGCATATCCATTTCCTGGATTTACGGTTGATATTCCGGTAATAGCACCATTAGTTGCTGTGATATTCAATACAAGCCCAGAACCACTTCCAGTAATATTATAAGTATTTACTGAAGTATCTGTAACATAATTACTTCCACTAGTAGTAATTCCAATCGATGAAACCGAACTTCCTGTTCCAACAATGTACCCATAAACATAATTTTTTTGCCCATCAACAACTTTTCTACCGTTGGATAAATTACTAATTAATGATGTACTTGTTGTTGTAGTAATTCCAACAGTAAGTGTTTTTGGTAAAGTTGTTAATGGATTATTGCCCAATCTTTGAACATATCCATTACTTTCGTCCAATGTTGGATTGTAGAAGAATGCAGTTCCTGTAGGTGAGGTAAACTGTGCCTTATAAAGTTTAAACTTAAGGTCTTGATACTGGTTTGCTGTCCATATGGATCCATTCTGTGACTTAAACAAACTTCCCATAGAGAACTGTTTAGAGTAAGTGACACTATCAACATCTGGAAGTGATTGTGTATTTACAGTTTTTTCACCCATAACTGCAGTCCACAATTCATATTGATCACTATTTTCAGAAATAATTACAACAGCATATTCTCTTCCGGGTGGTAAATAAATTGGTTCATCAAAAGTAACTTTAGTTGCAGTTTCTCCATTGGTAGAAATATTAACTTGATCTGGCCTCAATGTTACTGAATTTCCAATAACAACTCTTGTTGGTGTTCCCAGTTCAACAGTTCGTATTTCAACTTTTACTGGGGCATTACCACTATCCTTACTTGCAAAGAATAGGTCAACAGCAGTTAAGAATGCCCCATTTACATCATCATTTGAAGAATTTGGTGAAGGTGCCTCTACATTACCTCCAACAACAAATGATTGTGCAAGTGGATCAACAAATCTTTGAAGTGTTGTTGTTGTATGAGTGTTTATTGTTGTAACTGATTGTGTCGTATTTGTTGTTAAGTTAGTTACTGTTTGTGTTTTTAAATTGTTTATATTTACAGTGACAGTATTCTCCCACTGCTCAAGAGTTCCATCTGCATTATAATTTGTTTCTGCAGATGAAATTGAATTGCTACCAGGAAGACCTAAATCATTTGTTGAACTTGATGATAATTTAAATGTCTTGGTTCCCGTATTAATCTTAACGGTTGGAGTTGGAGTTGAATTTGGATCTCTTAAATAGAATGCTCCAAGCAAATCTCCATAGTTATCTGAGATTAGTCTTAAATCTTTTACATATGCAACTGCACCACTAGTTTGTCCCACCAGTCTCATACCTTTAACTAAATATCCAAAGTATTTTCCTTGAGCTTCCTCTGATAGTGAAGATACATCAATATTCAAAATTTTTGATGACTGACTATATGCAGATGCTATAGATTCACTTTTAATATATGGATTTGTTGTATATGTTGTGGATGGTGAATTAAATCTTCCATACTTATGATTTGAATTTGCAATTCTAAATGAAATTAAATTATTGCCATTAGATGTTCCAATAACAGTTTCACCAACTGTGAATGCTCCAGAAGCACCATAATTTGCTAATGTAGAATCGTTTGCTATTTCAACCAATTTTGGAATAAAATCAACACCACTATTTCCATCAAGGAATTGATAAAATTGTGTTCCGGGTTTTAAATTAGATGCAGAAAATGAAGTATTTCTGGATCTCATAAATGTTTCATTTGATGATGATACTAAAACATTTCTAATAGTAGTGTCAGTATCACTTGTTGTGTCATAATCAATATTTTGTGTTGTATTGGAAGTTGTATTAGTGGCAGTTGATGAAGTTTGTGTATTTACAACAGATACTGTTCTTGTTCTAGTTCCACCACCTTGTAGTTGAGGAAGATTAACTGTACTACTACTTGTAGTTTGAATAGGAGTTAGTGTAACAAAGGAATTGCTCACCAGATTTCTTTCAAGTGTTCTGGTAGAATTTACTGTTATACTAATATTTTTATCAGGAAGTTGAACTGTTCTTACCCAGGTATCAATTTCTGGACTTAATTTTAAATCTCCACTATAAACGATAACATTAAATGGATTTACATTCTCCACTGTTGTTGCAAATGCTTGCTCAATCCATCCAATAGATTCATATTTTAAAGTTACAGCATTCCCTGTTTTCTGTATGTTTGGATCTAATAATTCAAAGTTATCCGATAAGTCTAAATCTTCATCAGTAACTGCTGTTGCTGGTGCAATTTGAGATTTGAGTGAATTTCTACTGGTAATTGGTGTTAGTTCATTTGCTACGGTATTGACTCTAATATTAGATAATCGTTTGTTGATCAATGCATAATTTTTAAAGTCATCGACAAAAAATCCACTCTTAAATCTATTTTTACCCTCAGAGTCTTGAATTTGAAGAGTTTGTGTATTAATTTCAAGTAACGATAATGAAGTAACTCTTTCTAGATTTTCAACTCTATCTTCAATTAATCCAATATCTCTCATCGTATATCTTCTATTATCTACCAATGAAAGAATAGCATCAGATGGATTATAAAGATATGGTGGCAACTTGATGGTTGCAATTTCCATTACAGCATCATTTTTATTTGGTGCTTTTGGATCCCTTGATGATATTCCCTTTTCAAGGATAAATTTTCCAAATTTATCAAGATATAACTTGTCAATTCTTGGTAGATAATACTCATATCCAATTAATGAACTTTCATTTGGTGAAAGAATTAATTTTGGTTCAATAGTAAAGTTTCTTGAAGAAAAGTCAAATGGTGATGAACTACTTCCAGAAAATACAGGAACTCTTGGTCTAAAGTCCAAAGTATCTGAAGATCTTACTGATCTTGGTCCGATATTTGGAATATCAGTTGCAAATCTATCTTGATCGTAACTTAATACAGTAAATACATCACCATTATCACTAGATGGTACAGAATAGTAATCAAATACCACCAATAGTTGTTTGGAAGGTTCTGCCTCACCTTTATTTCTAACAATTCTGGAATAATCATAATATTGATCCTTTTGTGCCTTGTCTAAAGTATATGAATTTGTTACTTCCTTATACTTACCTAAAGTAATTGACTCAATCTCTGTGGTTATATTTGAATCTTTAAATGTGACAGTTTCTCCCTCTGACAATCTTTCAGAGTTTAAATATACAATTCCCAAAACATTTGCTGATGGTTTTGAAACAATCCTTGCGACTGATTTACTAGTATTTCCTAATATATCCTCACCAATAATTGCATTTGTTGTTACATTAGCAGTAGATGTAAATTGAACTTGATCTAATGTAGGTGCCGAAGAATCAAATGACTCATACACTGATAGTACTTTTACTACATCTGGATAATTTAGTGATATCTCTTCATCTTGAACTCTTAATCCATAATATTGATTATATGTAAGACCATCACCAATTGAAGAACTAATTCCACTTCCAGATTGTGTATATTTTGATAGTGATACTGATATAGTTTTACTTCTATTATATTCTTTTATTTTACTTTGAATTCCATTTTTAATTAAAGTTGTATTTACAACAATATTACTCTGCCCAGCAGTTAATCCACTAATAGTTACAGTATTGCCATTGAGAGAAAATTGATCTGAAGTTATTGTCCCAATTCCACCTCCGGAATAGTGAACAGAATACCTTTCCTGATCAAATGTAGCAAAAAATGCACTAGTAATCCCAGTAATTGCAGATAAATCGAAAGTTAAAACTCCAGAACCATTTGTAGATTCTCCTGATATTTGTTCAGAAACTGTCAACAATGAATCTGAAAGATTTACTGAAGAAATATTTGAATCTGGGAGTTGAGCATATAGATATCCAGCACCTTCATTTCTTATAACCGGTGCTCCCAATAAAATATTATAAGTTCCATTTGTGACTGTTCCTGAGTAAACACCAGAAACACCCGATCCAGCCGTGGTAATACCTAATGTCAAACCATCAGAAGAAACATTAGTTACTCTATTAAATGTTTCATCACCAGTTGTGGTTTGATATCTAATGATTGATCCAACTTTTACTCTAGTAAATACCTTTCCTGGACTTGTTACAGTATTTGCACCACTAATAGTTGCCTGAACTACTCCATTTGGTAATGAAAATCTTTCAAGTAAGCAATCTGCATCAAAATTAACTGTAAGTCCTGATACACTAGTATCTTGACGTACTGATTTAATATCTTCGGTAGAATATGAAGTTACGGTTTTAATGGTTCTTGGAAAATCAATACCGTTAATAATTAATTGTTCTCCAACTGAAAATGTTCCAGAAGTTTGACGCAAACTAATTGTAGTAGATGCTCCACCAGCAGCAACTGCGTATCCACTAGCACCACTACTCTTACCTTTCACAAAAGATGTTGCAGGTAATTCTGAATTTGAAACTGAAGAATTTAAGACTAATGTTGTATATGTTTGAATGTCATAAAGATATAAATCCCAATTACTTGCAGCATTAGCATAAGCAGCATCAGTCAAACTAAAATTATATACTCTAGCATCACCAATTTTAGTTCCTGCTCTTCCAAGTCTATCATAGAATTCTACTGGATATCTTTTTTTTGGTGCTCCAGATACGTTATTAACTCTTATAATATTTCCCATTTCAAAGGGAATATTGGCATTATCTACAGATTTAGTATCTCTTGGTTTTTGAACATCAATGATGGTTGTTGAAACTTTTTCTACATCATATCCCCTTACATAAGCTTTTCCTGGGGATACCTTTATACACATTAAATCATCCGAAGGAGTACCTCCCTCTTCTGTTGTTTCAGTATCAAAGAACAATCCATTACTTCCCAATCTATCATTCAGTGAATTATGTATTGATGGGTTAAATTGAGTTACTGCATAATCTCCAGATTCATCATAAGTTCTTTCTGCCAAATAATCACGAATTATATTATATTGAGTTTTAGTTTCAATTTTTTTAATTTTTCCATTTTCAACTCTCAGTAATTCAACAAAATCTGTATCGTTAGTATCGGATAATAATTTTTTAGTTAGAGTTAAATTCAGTTTAAATCTATCTGCACCAGGGGCAGCATAATTTGTAAAACCTTTAGCATTATCATACAGTGAACTGTCATCTTTTGCACTAATAATCAATTCATCAATTTTCAATCCAACTCTATATGATGGAGTATTTGTATAGTTATCAAGAATTGTGGTTTGTTTAGATACTTTTGCAAAATAACCCCTAATAAAATATACACCATCCCCAATGGATGCCGCAGATCCTATTGAAGTTGCATTTAAGGAAATTAGGGAAGCAAAGGGAGTTCCTGCATTAATTGTGGTATTTCCATAAGTTATATTTTCTTCGGCAAGTAATGATTCTCCATCAACAAATGGATTGAATTGAAAATTACTATCAGAATCTAAGTATTTTACATATATTGTCAACTCTTCTACATTAATACTATCTGGAAAAGCAATATATTGAATTGTTGCCGTTGTTCCTGATATTTGCCCAACTATTTTTTTACCAATAAAATTATTAATATAAATTGAAATATCAACTCCAAAATTGGTAGGATTAAGTTTTACAGAATAAAATTGTCCATCATATGCAATATTGCCGGGGATCACCATTGATCCCTCTTTGAATATATTACTTCCGAAGGATTCTAATTGATTTTGTAAAATTGATTGTAGACTTGTTAGTTCCCTTGCCTGAATTGGACGCCCAGGATTGAATAAGACTTTGTAAAAATTCTTTTCAGAATCAAAATCATCATAATATGGGCTGATGTTTAAATCTGTTTTTTGTGCCATTTTTTTTAGAATTCCAGAATAATTTTAATGTCTTCTTTTTGTCTGATGTCTCTTTCTACAAGGGGTCTATTATCAATATAAATTATGTCTCCCGTATTTTTATTTATCTCTGGATTTGCAAGTCCACTTGTAAAAGTTACTCCCAAATCTATAACTTTATTTCCGACTGTAAGTTTATTACCATTAAATGTGGTATCAATAGATGCGGTAAAAGAATTACTTACAATATTATTACCTCCAGATTCAAAATCAGATACATTAGAATCTAAAGTAACTGTATTATAGTCAGTTTGATCAAATTTATTTCCAAAATATAACGATCTATCTCTAAAATATTTTAATACTTTAGTTTCACTATCATATGATGCCACATATCCTTTTGCAACTTTTCCATCTGTCCTTATTTGTGTTATTTTTTCTCCAATAATTGTACTAATTGACGCAGTAACCACCATAGAATAAAGTGACGAATATTGATTTTCTGTAAATGTGCTACTAGAACTAAAAATAGTTGGATTTTTTATAATTCCAACTTGAGAAAATTGAGTATCTGTTGGAAAATCTTTAGTTGAATCGTCAAATCTTGCATATACTAATACTTTATCAGTACCTAATTCTGAATAAATATCATATCCGTGTCCCTTAGATGGTGGAATAATTGGTATTAGTTTTGCTGGATTTGGAATACTTCCTGATGGTTGGAGACTTCCTAAATCAACAATGCCATAAGTATATCCACTACCACCGGCAGTCACAATAGCAGAAGTTATTACACCACCAGTAGCAGTAATTGATACTCTACCACCACTACCATCCCCAAGAATATCAACTATTCCAGAACTATAACCAGTTCCACCATCTTCAATATATACTTTTTTAATTTGATTAAAGTTTATAGTAGAATCTCCTGCTTCTCTAACGGAAATAATTTGAGAATCATTTGATGTTGACCAATCATTTGGAACAGTAATGTATTCAGTTGAGTCAAACTTTATAATATCACTTGGAGAAATTGAAAAAAGATACTTCCATACATATCCATCACCACTTACTCCTGCTGCAGATGGTTCTAAATCTGTAAATGTAGGTTGATCTTGTGATTTATTTCCCTTTGGGCTTTCTCCAGAAGAACCATTGTCTATACAAATATAAACTCTATAATCACCATTAACTACATAATAGTTTGTATCATACAACCTACTTGAATTTGAATTTGGCGCTGGATTTGAGATGCTATAATCATTCCTATACATATCATAGGAACTATTAGAAGTCCAAGTAACTTTTCTTATAAGCCTTCTAATATTACTGCTAGTAATTTTTTTACCAAATAAAGAAGTATCCTTATAATGTCCAGAATACTCAATATTATCAGTTGGATTTGGAATATTCGTATCCCAATCAGTTGTCCTGCCAAATCCAACTGTTGTAGGATTATCTAGTCCCAAGAAAACATAATATGAATTATTATCAGATACCACAGAATCTACGAAATTACTCGCATTCAATATTCTAAATTGGTCTGTTACGACTGCTGCCATATTAATAGTTTTTTAGATATTTATAAGACTTTTGGAAGTGCTCCAGTATCTCTTATACCAGCACCTCTTCTTTGAATTGTTGGGAAAGTTGACAAACCAACATCTACAGTATTTCCAGTTACTCCAATAGAAATTGGGGAACTTGACCTAGTAAATCCAGATAACTTACCCCAAGAGAATTTGCCTACTGGATTAGATGCACTACCTGTAGATGTAAGTCCAACTACAGATGTATTTGATTTTATATTGCAAGTAATAATTCCAATAGTGCCACTTGAAGAGAATTGATGAATATAGTAAATATTATCTAAGAATGTAGAACCGATACCAACAACTGCAGTATTTGATCCATCAATAGAAGTTACTCCATTTCCAATACGAGTATCAAAAATATAAATTGGATATCCAGTTTGCAATCCAGCATAAGATGGTGAATTTAAGTAGAATCTCAATGCCAATGGATTTCCACCACTACCTGTTGTAGTTGTAATTCCAGTAATAATGCCAGAAAATCCATTAACCAGAGAAATATTTGAAATCAATTCAACTGACCCACTTGCTGTTGTGGAAATTCCATTTACTATAAGTGCATCAAAAGGTGAATCTATATCATAATTAAAGAACTCCGCATTATCAACAAATATTTCAGTATTTGTAGTTGAAAAGTTTTTGATAACCTTTGATGTTGGATATACTAAAGATTCAATAGAATCTCTTGTTTTATAAACATCTTCCCCATTAATTTTTCTATCAATTTTTTGTTTAGTCCAGCTTAATGGTTTGTAGTTTTCCACATCTACTCCTTGATTGGAGTACGAATTAGTTTCAAACTTATCTGAGAATGATAGATCGAATATTGTTCTATTATCTTGTGATATTGTTCCAGAAATACTATTATTCTTCAATACTTTTACAGTATCTCCTCTTTTTAAAGTTTCATTTATATTTGTAATTAACACAGTATCATCATTTTTGGTGCCTCTATAAAAGAAAATCGCAACATTATCTTCGGATCTTGGTGCAGTTTTAAAAATAAAAGATGTTCCACCATTAAATTCATATGCTACTCCAGGATCTTGAATCACACCATTAATAACAATTAGTAAGGCATTTGCAAGATTTACTTGTGAACCCTCTTCAGATTCAAAACTCAATAAATCGTTATTATAATACAATGGAAATCTAGTCCTAATTCCATCTTGATAATTTTTAATTGAGTCAATATAGTCAAACTCTCCAAATTGCCAAGCAGCAAAAGAATCTGTAAATGTATTAAGAACTGTCAATTTAAATTCTGATATTGGTGATGCCAATCTTGAATCAGTAACTAAACCAACTGGTTTAAATACATCTCCACGTTTGAATGCATATCCTTGTCTTGAAATATTAAATCTAGTTACTTCATAATAAGTTGAACCAATTCCTGTGGTCGAACTTGCACCAACTTGAAGATTTAAAAGAAGTCCTATTCCAGTAGTTGTCGTTGTACCAATACCTAATCTAGACACTCCAGTTACTGAAAGATTTTGATAAGAAGGTTCCGAAACAAATATCTTGGGATCTGTATATCCAGTTCCACCATTAATGATATTAAATGATAGTGTTCCACCTGCACCTACAATTGCTCTTATAGATGCTGCTACACCAGTATGCCCACTTTGATATACACTAACACCTATGGAAATAATGCCATTATATCCAGAACCAACATTATCAGTAGTTCCCAATCCAACAGACTTAATTGAACCTCCAGCACCGACCACAGCAGTTACTGCTGCCCCTACAAGAGGTGCATATCCCAATCCAGTAGATGATCCTAAAGAAATAATTATTCCACCCCTAGGAGTTTGATTTTGATTTATATCAAACTCTGAAGTAAATACATTTAAACTGTTTGCTGATGTAATTCCAGAAAATATTACACTGCTTACTCCTGCGATAGAATTTTCGGCAATTATAAAATTATTTGCTGGATTATTATCAGTTGTTGGAGTTTGGAAAACACTATTGATGAATAAAATGCCATTTCCACCAGTAGATCCCAATCCAACTGTGTTTGCTCCACCAACAGTCAAAGTAAAGGTTCTACCAATACCAGTAAATTGATTGGAAATATCATCATATATTTGGTTAGTTGTATAATCGTTCCTTAAAAATACTCTTCCACTAAAGTCTGAGGTTTCAAATCTTAAATTACTAGAATCTCTCTCTATATTTGGATTTCCTCTGGGGGGATCAGTAAAGAAAATACTATTTCCAACAATATTATAAGAACCTTTATAAACTCTTGCTGTTGTGGAATCAGTGTGTGTGGTTGCAGAAGAACCAACAAATCCTCTAGAAACTTCGACCAAAGAAAGTATTCCACTATTTGTTATGGGTCCAACATTGGTTGTTCCCAATCCAACGTTAATAATTTCCATATATTCGTTATCAATTCTAAGAATATCTTTTGGAGAAATTGTAGATATTCCACTCAAAGCAAATGTTGAAGATGTGGCACCAATTTGTCCACCATTTCCGGATAAAATATGTGATATTGGAGTATATAATAATGGATATTGAACTAAGTTATCAATAGTAATAATTGCCTTCTCATTTTTCTTAAACATTTCGAGTTGATGTGCATTTCCTTCTCCATTAGATGTAAACGTAACACCTATACCTAATGCAGCATAATCTTTTCTTGTAGATAATTTGAAGGTATTATTTGAAAGTTTAATAGCATAAACGTCAGATGGCAATAACGTAGTTACAACTCCAACTGAGTTTAGTGTTGCACCAATTCCAACGGGTACTGATCCGATTCCAATAAATGTAGATTTTGGTGTGTATATGAGTTTTTCCCCATTACTGAAGAAATGATTTGTGATTGTAAATACTCCCGTAGTTTTTTCCAGTTTAGAGGTGTCTGATGGGTCAAATGTTTTTGCAAAGATTGGATATCCATCAGAAGTTAAATCAAACTCAGTTTTATTAACCCTATTCCCATTAATAGCATTGTAAAAACTAACATCAATAGATTCTAATACTGTTCCATACTCAAGATCTGGTGCAATATTTACAGCATCTAAAACTGTATATAAACACTGATTAAATGATAAAATATCAATTTTAGATGTTATTGATGAATCTGGATAGAATTTTAATATAAAATTATTTCCAGAATATTCTGAACCAAAAGTTCCAATTCCTGTCGTACTTCCGATAGAAAGGAATGGTGATTGTTGAATATACACATTATTCGTATCCTGTACCATCATAATTTGATGTAAAGCACTTGTAGATCCAACACTAACTTTAATTAAAGATTTAATCGCATTAAAATCAGTTTTGTCTAGTGATATTACTTCGGTTGATGCGGCAGAAACTGCTGATGAATAATTAGATTTATATACTGCACTTCTTTCAAGTCCAGATATCTGTCCAGGCAATTTAAATCGATATGTTCCAACACCAACTGCTGTTGTACCAAATCCAACAATTTTTGATCTGATATTAACGTTGTTGGAAGAATTGTTGGTATAATTTAAAGATAATATTCCGGATGAAATATTTGCACCAAATGAACCTATGAAATTTCCTGAGTAATTATTACTCATATATTCAGAATCAAAATAATATTCTGAAATATAGGTATCTGTGCCGTCGTGTGTCAAATATAACTCAACAAAATTCATTTGATTTGTTGTAGTATTAACTACTTGACTATTAACATATAATGAAGAAAATTTATTAGATTGTACTGATATTATTGAAGTTGTAATTCCTGATGTTGTAATTCCATTAGAACCTGTTAGGTTAATGAACCCAATAGAAGCTGTTCCAATACCTGGTAAACTAGAATTGAATTGATTACTAATTACCTTTAGATCATAATCAGTATTAAATGCATCAAAGGGTTTAAATTGTAGATAAGTTTCATTAAATGTATTGGTAATTATTGAAAACGTTCCAATTTCTTCTCCGGAACTATGCGTAAGTCCTGATCCAACATTGACCAATGTTCCTTTTTCCAATAAGAAATTATCAGTACCATCATTCAATAAAACTAATTCTGTTAATTGAATTTGAGAATTATCTGTACTCGAAACCCTCAATAATAGGTTATCATATGATATTCCCGTATTTAAATCAACAATATTTAAAAATTCACTTGGTTCTGAATTCAGATTAGAAAATAGTCTGTTTATATCATCTATCCGTAAAACTACATTAGTTTTACATTCAGTATAATCTGTTAATTTTTTATTTTTTAAAGTTAAAAATTTAGAAGAAGATCCAATAATATCAATATCTTTAACTAAATCAAAATCATAAATTGTATCTACTCTATTTTCTTCAATTATGTCACGAATTATAGTTGTTTCATTCGAACTACTTGAAATTCCAGAAGTTGTCGTAGAGGTAATTCCAGTATCTGCAAAATTCTTTAATCCACTAGTGTGAAGTAGGCTATTAACCGGAGTTTTTAAATCCTGATATGTAATAGGACTCTTTACAGTGTAAGAAAGATTTTGGTAATAATCATTATTTGCAATTACTTGATTATCTTGATCCAATTTTCCAATATTATCCGTCCACCCAAGATCCTTTCTAACAGAATAATCAATATCAAATCTTCCAGAATTATACTTAATATTATCAATAAGTGCTATATTGCCGGATTGATCACCTTTTATAATTTCACCATTAGATAATTCATAAGAACCAAATACTTTAATAAAAGTTTTGTCATAATCTTGAATTATTAAATCCCTTTTAATATCATCAGTGATAATTTTTTCTCCAATAATAAATGGTGATGATTTTTGAATAACTTCAAATGATGGATAATTTTTTCTGTTTATAATATTTCCAAATGAATCTTGAATGGTTTTTGCTATTCCTGTATTTGCTGTCAAATTACTAATGTTAATTTCAACTTTATCAAGAGTTCCGATAGTATAGTTACTAACAGTGAAAAACTTATATCCATAGTCTTCCGAATTAAATCCAGAACCTTCATCACCAGATTTCTGTATACCTTCCAAAAATACCGTGTCACCAATATCAAATGGCTTAATTAAGAATCCAAGTACTGGTGTAGTTATGAAACAAGTAAAAATTCCACTAGAAGATGACTCTACTTTTTGAATACTAACTCCATTTGTATTGTTGGTTGCAAATAAATCTACTGTTGTTTCTGGAAGACCTTTGGGTTCTTGTACAATATTTACTGAAGAAATTGCATTTCCAGATAATACTGCTTCTAAGATTCCACTATTAATTTTTTCCCCAGTAGTAGAATCAACAATTACAATTAATGGTGCATCAGTATATTCTTTGCCACCATCAGTAACTATAATATCGTCAATTGTGTTGGAATTTCTAATTGTAATTATTGGTGATATGTAAGCATTTGGTTGTAAAGTTTTATCTGATGAATATTCAAACCCCTCATTAATAATTCTTACTTCTTTAGTGTTTCCAATATTTAATGATTTTGAAATAATATAAGCATCTTGACCTTCAGATGAGTTAGATCCAGACAATACTGGAAGTTTTTTATATCCAGTTCCACCAGAAACAATATTAATTTTATCAATGGAACCTTTTACAGATATAGAATTTGTTGTATATGATAAATTATCACACTCATTTTCTAAATATTTTAATTTTTCTGGAACTATGTCCAAAGAAATATCAAATGTTGTTGATCCAATACCAGAAATAGTATAATTTGAGTTGTAATAACTATCGGTAAATAATATTTTAGAATAATTATTTACTTCTATATCAGAAGTGCTAATATATCCAGATTTTTCTAAATTATAATAAAGTTGAGTTGGTAGATTGCTATCATAATTAATAGTAAATGCAGCATTAGTTGAAAGTCCAACTGTTCCTACACTAGAAAGTGTAAATCCACTAGTTGCTGCAGTAGAAACAAATTCATTGTTAAAATTCTGATCATAATATATTTTAAAATTATATCCTAAAAGTGAAGAATCTGTTAAATTAAATACCAGATTATTGTTTTTAACAGATTGAATTTGTGGATTTATTGAGGAAATAATTTGATTTGAACCACCCGTAGTGGTAATATTTACCGTAGTTGGGGGAATTGCATTAGTATCAATATTAGTCTCTGAAAGTTTGATGTTATTGTCATCAATTTTATAAACATAGTAAGATCCGGTTGATAATCCAGATGCAACTACATTAGCAGAATATAAAATTTTATCTCCATTATTCAATCTATGCGAATTAATTGTAATTGTACTGGTTAAAGTATTAATACCAGAAGTCCCAAATGTAATAGGATTAATTAAAATATTTCCAGTATTTGTATCCCTCTTAACATAAACTGAAGTTGAAGTTCCAATTCCAACCGATAGATTTGGTTGAACATTTAGATTGATAATATCTCCAGCAGTTAATCCATGATCTGTTGAAACTGAAACAGTTGATTTAATTTTTTCAACTTTTCCAGTTTTTTGTTGATATACACTTTCAAATAAATATTCATCATTGTTACTACCATTTGACCTAAAAAATACTTCAGAAGAACTAAGAGTGGTTTTAATTCCAATAGTGTTTATATTTTTATTTGTTACATATACGGTTTGTGGCAAATTAAATGTACTTCCAGTCGATGAGGTTGAAATTGCAATATTTGCTCCTCCACCTGGGATTGTAAAGATAACTTGTTGATTATTTGCAAATGGATGATTCTCAATATAAATTCCTTTTGTTGGAACATTTCTTGTAACTGTAGAATCACCAAATTGTAAAGTTATTGAATTTGTAATTCCAGTATTTGTACCAACTCCAACTGATTCATTTGGATTAAAATATACTTTATTATTGATTTTTGAATCAAAATTATCAATATTTTTAGAAATTGTAAATGAATCTGGAATAAAGTTTATTTGTGTAGTTGCAGTGTGAGATAATCCAGTCGATCCCCTCTTTACCTTAAGTATGTTAAGATTTTTAAATACTTCTAATACTGATAATGTTTCGGAATTTATTGTAATACTACTTCCAACAGATACTGATGATGGAATTTGAGTTACATAAATTTCAGTTGTTAACCCTACGGTTGATGCTGCAATATCCTTTAAGACATTAGAATAATACGAAGATACGTTTATTTGGTAAGAATTATTTAATTCACTTAAATTGGTCGAAAATCCAGAAATAACAACATAGTCATTATCTGATAGATTATGATTGGGTAAAATTGTGACTTTTACTTCCCTATCATTTCTCCAAGTAAAAATTGAATTCTGATAAGTTTGTACAGAAGTATTTAATTCTACAATATCCTTTCCTTTTATAGTAGATACTTTTGCAATCAGTCCTCCACCTTCTGTTCCTGTGTTATCAAAATTTAAGACATCATTTACCTTATAATTTGATCCGGAATTTATAATATCAAAATCATTCACATATCCTGTTGATACTGATTCAATGACAGATTTTTGCCTTTTAATTTCATTGGTTTCGATTATAAAGTCATTTTTGGCATAATTATCTGATACTTTATATGGAAAAGTATTTCTAAGTAAATTTGAATTATTAAAATCAAATGACTGATTAAGTGTGGAATTTTCTTCTAATGTATTTGATCTATAAGTATTTCCAATAAAATATGGGAATTGTGGTTGAAATGATCCAACTTGAAGTGAAGCAAAATACGCATAAATTCCATTTGGAAATTCTGGAGTTTTTCCAAATCTTCCATTATTTTCATCCAAATCCCCAGAATCTGTGTACTTATAATCCTCTACAAAAAATCCATTGGAAAATTCATTCGGCCTATCAATAATATCAGATACATCTAGAGTGTAACCTGAAGTTAAGAGTTTTGGATTAGAACTCAAATCCTCAGGATCCGAATATCCATATGCTCCATATATTGGATTTCCATCATATGCCCATCCAATTATGTTAGAAACATTTGTACCATTATCTTCGAATGATTCTCTTAATGTATTAAAATATCCACAAACAGAATATTGTAATTTATTTTCAGTTTCGGTTAGAAGTTCATTTCCAAATTTTACATTATTATTAACTGTTAAAGATCTTACATTAACATCAAAAACTGCATTAGAACCGGTAGACTTTACTTGAATTAATGATGTGTTTGAATACCCAATTCCAGTGTTAACAACTTTAATGTCAGTTATTTTTTGATTAGTAATAATCGGTCTTAATTCTGCTCCAGATCCCGATCCCGTTGGATCAATTACGATTATGTCGGGATTAGAATAATACTCCAATCCGCCATATTGAATATTTACAGATGAAATAGTTCCATTAATGATAATTGGTTTGATTTGTGCTTCTTTACCATTTTTAATGCTTACTAGGGGTTTTTTCTCAAAATTTAAAATTGTTGAACCATAACCAGTTCCAGTTTCATATAAGTAAGCATCAATAATACTACCTCTAACCTTAGGAGTTGCTATAAGAGTTTGATATCCTTGACTTGTAGTACCAAAACCAACTGAAGTATATTTTATAGAAACTGAAATATCCGGATAACTAAAGTAATGATATCCAGATCCAGTGGAAGAAAATTTTATATAATTTTTTCTATCATAATTTGAAGTATTGGTTCCACCAATACCAGCACTACACAATCTAAATGAATCATTATCATTTTTTAAGATATAATATTGATTTAGTGATGAAATACCAATAGAAGATGTTTCATAATTATAATTTATCAACTCTCCACTATTGAATCCATGATTTTTAAATCTAATTATATGATTGGTTGTAGATATTCCTGTTGATTTAACAATTAGTTTTCTATTGGTATAATTGCTGCCACCATTAATGACCTTAATTTCTGATATTGTATTTTTATTTGAAGTATTTCTAAATTTATGAATTCCCGAATTATTGGAGTTACTAAAACCTATTGTATTAATTCCTGATGAATAGTCGGAAAAGGATTGATACAATTTAACTGTTTTATTATTATCAATTTTTGCATAATAAGTTGCATTATTAATTAGAGTTGAACTTCCAATTCCAATTTCAAGATTTCCATTGGAATTATAAATTATTGCCTCACCATTAATTAAATTATGGTCTGTTAAAAATGTAAGTTGTTTTGTAGATGTACTGATGCCTCCAGAGTTTGTAGTTGTCCTACCATCAAAGAAAATTTCACGTACTCTTTTTTTAAGAATAGGTTCAAGAATCGCACCAGAACCATTTCCACCACTTACTTCAATTGATACAATATTATTAATATTATAGTCTTGCGAGTCTATATAAACACTTCCTATACTACCACTAATTACTGGTTGCACCAAAGCAGTTGTTCCTGCTCCAGATGTGATCGATACCAATGGTGGATTGATAATATCATAATTATTTCCACCATTTAATACATTAATTGATTCTAAAGGACCATAGTAAATTTTATCATTGGACTTATAATTATTAATTTCTACACCATTAATTAATATTCCAGTTGTTCCTGGAACTGTTACTTCTCTATTTCCATTTTTAATATTTGTATCTAATGGAAATTTTTTAAATACTCTTTGTGCTCCAATTTGAGCAGATCTTTGAGAATATATTGTAAATTTATGGGGACCATTTGAAGGTCCAAATGTCAGGTAATTGGTTCCACCAATAAATGATCTAGAAGAATATAACCTAATCCTCTTATTATCAGAAGATTGAACTTGAACATAGTAACTACCAGTTTCCAATCCAACAAGAGGACTTATTTCAGGTTGATAATAAATTCTATCACCACTAATAAATGGAACAGGAATAGTAAATGCTATAGTTGAATATTTACCATCATCAACTATATCTGTCAAAATTCCAACAGTACCATCACTAATTGTTGCAGTGTTGATATCTTTTGTTATTTGATAGGCATATGGAATTGATAATCCCCTATTATTAGAAGGTAGTGAATTTGAAGCAACATAAGCATAATTATTATCAGTGTATAAATTTTGTATATCTGATAGAATAACGTTATTTCCAAATTCGATTGGAACTATTGAACTACTTGCACTATTAATTTTTCTCCTTAAATCATATTCCACACCAGATTCTGGTGTAAAAACTAAATTATTTAAATCAATCCTATTTTCTGACTCGATAATATTGGAAATATATGCTATATTTGTATCAGATGACCTTACAATCTCAGTATCTCTTTCAAGAATTTCAACTCTATCACCAATCTTTAAACTTGACTTATCAATTTTACTAGTTAAAGTGAAATTATTAATATTTTCTATTTGATATCTTGAATTAGTATTGTATATCCAAGAATTTGCAAAAATTTCTTTGTATGTTTTATTTTGGACTGGATTTTTAATTAACTCCCCAAGATTTTTAACCGATATAATATCACCCTCACTTACATTTAAATTATCAGATATCTGTACAAATTTAGATAATACTCCAGTAAGTCTCAATTCAACTTTTTTAGTAAGATCTCCGTCTTCATACCCATAATAAATCTCATCAGATCTTATATTATCCGTAGAATAAATTTCTTCTTCTATTCCAATGCAACCAAAAAACTGATTAATACTCTTACTTGTGTAAGTAATAGTGTTATTTCCAGATATAATATTTCCAGATTCATTAAATCCAATTGTAGAATCTACACTAATTACAGAAGATCCAACAGAAACATTTTCAAGACACTTTGTATTTGGTGTAATTGTAAAATTGCCTTCAACTGCAGAAATATCACTATACCCAACAAAGAGTGAAATTTTGAAATATTGTTTATCATCCCTAGTAAATGGTTCTACTTCGGAGATTGATGCACTTGTAATATCATCAGTTGATTTTTTAATAGTTTGACCGAGCAGTTTAGAAGGATCTCCAGAGATTCTTTCTGCAATTGCAACCTCTCTTCTAATAAATTCTGCAGAAGATGGTTTGATTAAAAATTCTTCTAAGTTTACAACTCTAGGAGTTACTCCATAAAGAACATTGAATAAAATCCTAAATGATTCATCTGTTCCCTTTGCTTGATAAAAAGATCTTGCTTCCTTTATAAAGTTTCCAACATTCAAATTGGAAACAAAATCAATATCTTCTAGACCAGGTGTTAAAGTATATTTTAATTTTTTATAGAATTCTTTTAAAAATAAAGAACTAAGATTTTGTACAGAAGAATCTGTACTATGAGATGCTGCCGTTGATCCTGAAAATACTAGTTCTTCTTGATTTAAATTTGCATGATAACTTGTAATACCACTAAATCCACGAACACAACCAGTAAATGTATTTGCAGTTAATCCAGTATATGTGATAATCTCATCATCAATTTTTAATAATCCATAATTTTGTGGAAAACCCTTAGTACTACTAACTGTAATTATAGTGTCAGTCGAAGAAATTTCTGAAGAAATATATGTACTGTCTACTACTACTTCAGGAGTTAAATTATCAAGTTTTAAATATTGATCTAGATTTTCCGCAATATCAATTGGACCACTTTGATATTCTTGCGAAATATAATATTGCTTTAAAAATTCTGCCGCATTTGGATTTTCGTCCAATATAAAATTAGGCAGTTGGCTTTCAATAACTTGCTGAACCTTAACTCTAGACTCGAATCCAGTCTGTATCATATTACTTTCTTGTTAAATTCCCGTTTGAATAACTTGACGTATAGTAATCTCTAGAAAATACCGTTCCTGA